CAACCAACACTAATAGTGGTGGTATCATGACAGACGTAAGTCCGTCTGGACCCTCAACAGGGTCCCTACCCTCTTCTCGCAAGAAGAGGTTGAGGCGTAAGCCCAAGCACAATTGTGAACTTGGGCAACCTCAGGTATCATCGGCAGGGCTAAATCCCACCAATGATACTAAGCCTGAATTGGCTATGAAGTTCGGTACGGCAGAAATGCCCAGTATTACTGGGTATTACCGCTCTCATGAAGGGTTATCCATTCATGGCCGACTCAAGCCTCTCTTGAATTACCCGGTTGCCGTCCTTGCTTTATGCAGGCGGTTCCGGTATTCAGGAGATGATATTCAGGGCAGCGGGAAGGCGATATTTAAAATAAATCCGCCTCCTCGCTACCCCGGGCTCTCAAATCACGAGTTCTATGCCCTATGGGCAGAGGATGTCGAACGTTATGTGGGCAAAGCCCTCAAAAAGGACGGCATGACTCCTTTGTTGCGTAAATATTTACGTAACAAAGAAGTTCTCGAGTTTATGAGAACAACCTGGGACGCTCTTCTGATTGGTTACCAAACAGAGAGAGCGATACACTTAACTAGGTACGGAGTGTCAACTACCCTCGAGAGCCGAAGGCTCCAGGGCGTTAACAGGTTCCGCAACCAGTTGGTGTATCACCCACTAGAAGCCGCTAAGAGGCTAAAGGCGCAAGCCCAAGCCAATCGCGCGTGGTTCTTTGGAGGACCACGGCCAAATGGCCGACTTCTAGTGTTTAAAGAGAAGAAGATAGCAATGTTGTCCTCGTACATTGCTAGGGCCTTACCTCCGGCCCCCCCCAATGAATTGGAACTGGAAGGCTTAGTCAATAGACTTACGTCTACCCCCAAGCCAGAACCAACTTATTGGAGGCCTTTCCTTAAGGACTACATTAGTCGTTGGGCGCCTAAACAGGCCCCAAGGGAACTCTACACCATGCCATCATCCAATGCCGCTTTGGGATTTACCCGCGGTAATGGCGGCCACGCTACAGGAGTTCAGTACATTGTACTACTAGGGTATGCCCTTAAGAAGGTTCGTCACTATCAGGGACACCCCCATATGGGGGTGGACTCTGATGGCTCTTATTTGGAACTTCTCTCCCAATCTCTCCACCCCGATTCGGGGTTAGGATTGAAAGGGGTGGAGAAAATGTTCCGAGCCCCCTGGAATGAGCTCAATGAGACACTTCCAGGGTGTGGCGAACGCTTCCAAGACTATCTTAGGATAGGTACAGAGTACATACTCGATAATATCGAGCATGTCCCTATCCTACCGATAGTCGCGGAAGAGAAGGGTCTGAAGACAAGGTTTCCAACGTGCAGTCTTACTGCCGTTAACCTTGTTCAACAAATCCTTCGCAGGGTCATAGACCATGTTATGATCTGTGATCCCCGGTTCTCGGAGTCGCTTGGAGGTGACCTGAGAGTGGATATGGCAGGTGAAAGTGGGCCTTGGGATTCCCAAGATGCCACTGCCGCCACTGACTTCCACCCTCAGTGGTTAACACAGGCAGTTTACGAAGAATTAGCGAATCGCTATTCTTGTCTAGAGCCCTACAGGAAGTATTTTAACCTCCTGTTTGGGCCCAAGAAACTGCTTGTGACCGGGTCCCCTCCTAGGCGTATTGACCAATCAGATGTTGCGCCAATAGGCCTATTGCTTTACTACCCGAGAGCCCCCCTGCTTGATGACAAATTTGTCAAAGCAGGAAAACTTCCGACAGGTCTGGGCCATGCAGAGAAGATATTATCTCTCTGGAATACATGGCTCGAGGACCTGCGGGAGCTTCCCGGCGTCCTTACCACAACGGGCCAGATGATGGGTGATCCCACATCTTTCCCGCCTTTAATGCTGGTCTCACTGTGTTCCGCAGAAGAGACATTAAAGGTCCACCCTTACACTCCAAAGGAGCGGAAGAGGTGGTATAAAGGGTTGAGGAGGTCGGATGTCAAGATGAAGGGGATCGGCGATGACGCCGTTTTCCCCCGTTGGGGCAGTCAGCGTAGGGCCAAATATTACACCTCTTTAGAGGAGCTATCTGTCACGGTATCGTGGCAGAAATGCTTTTGGCATCCTAGCCGCGGCATTATTGCCGAGGTTCCGCTTCAAAATGGTTTTGAAGTACCTTTCTGGCCCCTATCCATCTTGGTGGCACCGCCTGGAGGTTCCAAAGGAGAAGTGACCTGGGTTTCCCAGGCCACTGCCTTTGGGGGTGATCCCACCCGTCCTACCAGACGTATTCCCAAATTCTTTTGGAAGCTATCCCCGCATTATTATACGTGGAAGCTAGCATATAGAATGGGATTGCCATTAGGCGCTCCTGAGGCATACGGAGGTATTAACCTCCCTATTCTCCCCAAGAAAAGCCTAATTTCCCATACACAATGGTTGTCCTTCCTGAGTCAACAGACAGTGTCTGATTTGATTATCGGGTTAGGACTTAGCCCACTCGGCCGGTCTGGTCAAGGTCTCCTTGACAAGTCGGCGTCAGGGTGGGTTAAAGATGTTCTAGAAGCCTCTTCCCAATGGGAGAGGCAGGGTCTAGAACTTCTATCCACTTGTGCTTTGGATGACTCGGCCATGCTTCGTGTATCTCTCGAAGAGGGATATAGGAAGGCTGTTAGCCGAGTCAGGTCCGTGGAGTTCTATTTTAGAGCTCCCCTCGAACAATCTCACATGTCCGTTCCGTCTGTACAGATGGGAAGTGAGAGGTTCGGGCGAAAGATAAAGGCTGCCAAGTTCCTCGCAAATGCGAAAAACTGGAACTATGCCGATACCATTCGGGACCTTGAGAGGAAGAAAACACTCTTCTTCTCAATGTCGGGTGGGTATTTACCAGATCCCTGGGCTAAGCCCTCGACTGTCTATGGACTAGAACAGTCAAAAGAGGTCAAGATGCGATGGAAAGCACCTTGGCTCAAGGGAGTTGGTTAAATAACCAGAAGGCTAGGCAACCTTCCAAAAACTGCTAGGGG